ACAGCGACTGGGCGATCTGAGTGTCGACATCGTCACGCCGGCCGACGGTCTACAATGTCAGCTCGCAGCGCATCAACGACAGGGCGTACTTCGGCGCTATCGCCAAGGAGATGCATCAGGATGGCGGCATGGCGTGCATGCTGTTCGACCTGCTGACCCGTGATCTCAGCGAGTTCGATGTGCGCGCGAACTATCACACCCCGGCAATGTCGGAGCAGCGCGAGTTCTCGTGGGAGACACACCACAAGTGGCTCGAACAGGTGCTGGAGCGGGGCTACGTCTGGCAACCCAAGGGCGACCACCCCGAGTTCGAGGTGTGGCGCAACGTGGTGCCGCGCACCCTGCTCTACGCCAGCTACGAGTCGTACTACCGCCAGCACAGCGGCCGGCACGACGGGCCAATGTATGGCCAGCGCAAGCTGACGGCGTGGCTCTTCGGGCTGGGCTTCGTCGACGGCAAGGCCAAGCGCACCGACCCGGTGGGCGAGCGGCCGTCCTTGCCCGGCAGCACGACACTGGTGCAGTGCGGGGAGAGCAACCGGCGGGGAGTTGACCTCGGGACGTGTGATGCGGCGCGGGCGGTGTTCGATACCAAGATCAGGATGGTTCCGCACAGCGCGGCGTTGTGGGCCTCTGACGAGCGGTCTACGCCGGAGAGACCCATCGACAATGACGGACAATATGGTCTGAATGTCCGGCCATTTGAGCCGCCAGAACCGCCTGATATTCCGTACAGCGATGTGCCGGAGTAGCGGGGACACAACTGGCCAAAATTGTCTGTCCCCGGCTATGTCATTGATATTGGCTGGTTATTGGTCAATTTGAGCGGGGACACAAGGAAGTTCAAAGAGCTTTTATACGGGCGCGCACACGCGGGCGTGTCCTCGCGCGCGTGCGCGCACACGCGCGTGCATGGTGTGTAATATGATGTGTACCCATGTGTCCCCGGTGGGTATATCGTGTTGATATTGCTGGGAAATACGCGGGGCACATCCGGGTACACATCCGGGTACACAACGAAACGTCTGTCCCCGCTCCCAAAACCGCCCTGTTGCGCGAGGGTGTTGGTCGCGGATCGACAAACACCCTCGTCCGCAGAAAGCCGAAAGTCCTGCGGACTCGGCTGGTCGAGTCGTCGCCAATGTTCACGACCAAATCGCACATCTCGAAATACAAACCCCTTGACGGTGCTATCCTGCCGCATGCCCGAGGATGCCCGTAAAGCCCCGCTGAGCGCTGATCAGGTCAGTGACGCCAAGCTGTTGCTGGAGCGCCTCGAAAGCGACCACAGGCGATTTCTGGAGATGCAGAGCCCCATCAAGGCCAGTGTCTGGATCGCCCTGCTGCGCGACAAGCACGAGCTCATCGCCCGGTCGTCCCCCAAGCATCGTGACCCGATCCCGGCGATTGTTGCACTCGGCGAGTCGTTGGTGCTGCGCGCCCTGTCGGGCGACACCAGCGCGCTCAACCTCGTGGCCGAGCGCATCGAGGGCAAGATCGGGCTGCGCAAGGACGACGTCGACCCCGATGACGTAAAGCGCCGGGCCGACGTCCAGAGCGTGATCGAGGCTGTTGTTGTGGGGCTGGTCAACGCCCGGCTCAACAATCCCGGCGACGACTCGATTGATGTCACGCCGGTCGATCCCATCGCAATAGACATAGACAACGAACGACAGGATAGAGATACTGCTCGCCGCAATGAACTGGCGGGGGCAGCACGACGTGAAGCGCAAGACAACCAAGAACGCGGCTCGACGCTCATCGAGACCAACGAAGAGCCGGAAGAGCGCGACCTCACCGACCCGCGCGAAGGCCCGCGCCTCATCCACTCGCCCAACGGCCAAGCGAACGGCAAAACCAACGGCCACGGCTAAGCGCAAGTCCTATGCCAAGGCACCGACGCCGGGCGAGCTGAACGAGATGGCGCGCAAGCGTGCGCCGCTCAACCGCCCCGAGGATCGCACCGTGGCGCAGATGATGCGCGATGCCGATGCCCTTCCGCGTTCGCGTCGTGTGATCGGCCACTATGGCCGGATGGAGGACGAGCCGCTCTCGGCCAAGCACGCCCGCGCATTGCTGAACAGCCCAGACTTCAAGGCCAAGAAGGCCAAGCGGCTTGCCCGGCTCAAGCGCGTGCGCCGCGCCGTCGGGCAGTACGGCCTGATGGAGGACGAGCGCGATCCGCACGACAACTACGAGACGCCGCCTGACGCCGTGCATCAGTTGCTGAGCAACGTGAAGCTGGACGGTGGCGTGTGGGACCCGAGCTGTGGACGCGGCAACATCGTGCGCACGATGATCGAGGCGGGACGCTCGGCGTCAGGCTCCGACAAGTATCGATGGCCGACGCCCGGCCTGCGCCTCGGTGTCGACGTGTCGTTCGGCTACGACTTCCTGTCGTGCATGGAGACGCCGAGCAACATCGTGATGAACCCGCCCTACTCGAAGGCCGACGAGCATGTGCGTCACGCGCTGCGCATCGTTGAAAACGACAGGCTGGTGTGTGTGCTGTTGCGCATGACGTGGGTGGCCGCGCAGAAGCGCGCCGACCTGTTGAAACATCTGACCAAGGTGATCATCGTCGGACGACTCAAGATGCTGCCGCCCGATGTCCCTGATCGCGGCCACAATGGCAGTGTTGACTTCGCGTGGTTCGTGTTCGTGCCGCGTGCTGTCGAGTCGACGACCATCGTGCGGGCGAAGTCATGACTGACATCGTGCAACGCCTGCGCAAGGCGACAGTGTACGAACATGGCGAGGCCACCTACAGCAATCTGGGTGATGAAGCCGCCGAGGAGATCGAGCGGCTGCGGGCCGTAGATAGGAGCGGTAGCGGCGACATGGCCCCTCCCAAAGTATTCGGACCCGGCAAGATAACAGTGGCGGAGATTTGCAAGCTGCTTAGTGAGTGGCCGTCGGGCACCTACTACGCGATCCACGAGAAAGTGTACGCCGCTCTCCCTTCCCTTCTTTCCGCAGTAGAGGCGTGCGAGAAGGAATTGACGCGCGGCGCAGGTGCCGCCGACGAGATCGAGCGGCTGCGCGACGTGCTTGGCAAGACCGAGCGCGATCTGGAGCGGGCGCTTGCCGCGCTCGATCATCACCTGAAGGCCGACAGATGACCGACATCACGGAGCGGCTACGGAGGGCGTCGGTGTACGAATACGGCGAGGCCACCTACAGCAGTCTGGGTGACGAAGCCGCAGATGAGATCGAGCGACTGCGGGCAGGGCTGGAACATATCAGGACGTTGGCAGACGACATTGAGACTGCCGCGCTCATCGCGATGAGAGGACAGGAGAAGCCGTGCTAGGCTTGGCCGAGGCTGCGTTGATGCAAGTGAGGGCTTGATGAAGCAGGCGTTCTTGGGGAACTGCAGTCACGGCAAGGCGATTATCGGAGGGCGATGCAGGGAGTGCGCGATGGAGTACCATCGCCGCTGCATTCACGAGTACAGCAAGATCGTTCAGCACCACACGCACATGCTGAAGAGGCTGGAAGATGGCCAGCAACACGAGAAGGCCGCCGCGTGAGGCGCAGCCCGAGGACAGGCTGGAGCCCTTGTACGGGGCTCCGGCGCGCTTCATGATGCTGGCGCAACAGGATAGTGCATGCCCCTCGACGCCCAACGGCTCAGGGCGGCCAACGACCACGAGATCGCCTTCGTCGATGCCGAGCAGCGATGGTCAAGGCGCGCCCGCTTCAAGCAGATCATCCCGGTCGACGGATGGTCGCTGTGTGTTGTGCAGGCCGGACGCGGCTTCGGTAAGACCCTCGTCGGCAGCAACTGGCTCAGACGGCAAGCCGGCCTATATCCCGGCTGCGTCATTCACGTTATCGCACCCACCTACGGCGATCTGCGAGGGGTGGTGTTTGGCGGCCCTAGCGGACTGGTCAACACCATCCCGCACGAGATGATCGAGGGCATCAACAACTCGATCTTCGAGATACGACTCGTCAACGGCAGCATCATCAAGGGCTTCAGCGCCGAGACGCCGGATCGCTTGCGCGGCCCACAGGCTCACTTCTGCTGGGGTGACGAGGCGGCGGCGTGGGGCACCAACGCCGAGAGCGTGGTCTCCAACATCGATCTCAGCACGCGCCTGTTCTACACCAAGAGCGACGGCACCAAGGTCCAGCCGCAACGACTCTACACCACGACGCCACGTCCGCTGGAGTGGCTCAAGGCGATGATCGAACGCAAGTCGACACGAGTCGTTCGCGGCACCACCATGGAGAACAGGTCCAACCTCGCCGAGGCGTTCTTCGACGAGCTTCAGCAGTACGAGGGCACGCAAATCTACCGGCAGGAAGTGCTCGGCGAATTGCTGGAAGTGGGCGAGGCGGCGATCATCAAGCGTAGTTGGTTGCCACTGTGGGGCCACGACCGGCCGCTTCCTTGGTTCGACTTCGTGTTCGTGTCGCTCGACACGGCGTTAACCGAGAAGACCTTCGACAAGAAGAGCTACGAGCCCGACTACACGGCCTGCACGGTGTGGGGCGTGTTCCCCGAGGGCCGACGCTGGAACATGATGCTGCTCGAATGCTGGCACGAGCAGATCGGCTTCCCCGAGCTGATCGCGCGCGCCAAGCAGGAGATGAAGGCGAGGTACGGGCGCAGGCGCGATCTCGTGTTCAAGCCCATCGTCGGCGATCCGCAGTACCACGAGCAGACCAAGGTGCCCGACCTCATGATCATCGAGGAGAAGGGCTCGGGCATCAGCCTCAGACAGACGCTGCAGTACGAGGGCGTCGACAGTTGGCCGTACAATCCGGGCAACGCCGACAAGCTGAGTCGTCTGCACGCCATCTCGCATGTCCCCGCTGCAGGCCGCATCTGGTTGCCCGAGAGCAAGGCGGTGCGTGGTGAACCACGCACATGGTGCGAGCCGTTCTTGAAGGAGGTCACGCAGTATGCTGGCCCCGGAACGACTCGCAACGACGACTTCGTGGATAGTTTCAGTCAGGCTGTAAGATACTTCGCCGACCGCTGGCTGACGGCCGGCGTGACCACCAAGATCAAGGACGACGAGCTGCAGTGGGACGTCGACCTCGGCGAGAACGAGGCGATGTACAACGACCTGCGGCGCGAGGACGGCGAGATCAGGAACCCCTACGAATGAGTCGTTGACAATCGACAGGACTCAGGTCTTAGATCGGGGCGCACCACGCCCCTCGGTGCCTTGAGCAGGGGCACTGGAGACCGACGACCATGACCAATGGCAACGCCGTGCCGATGCATGCCAATGCGCAGCGTCCTGCACCGCTCTACCTCAACCCGACAGGCCAGAGCCTCGACGAACAGATCGAGATGCTCACCAAGATGATCGACGCCAACGGCTGGCAGGGCCGGATCGAGCCCTACGCTCGGTCTGTCACGATCACGCCCAAGCTCGCCCAGTGGATTCTGGAGCACCTGCCCGAGGGCGATCCCCGCAACCGCAAGCGCTCGCCGCGCAAGGTCAAGCAGTACGGTCGCGACATGAGTTCGGGCAACTGGGCACTGACCGGCCAGCCCATCATCTTCTCGCGCACTGGCCGTTTGCTCGATGGCGGCAACCGCATGTCGGCCATCGTCCAGTCGGGCAAGGCGATCCGCACCTTGGCGGTGTTCGGCGTGTTCGATGAGGCTTTCGTCCAGCTCGACAACGGACGCAACCGCACCAAGAAGGACATCCTCGACATCCTCGGCGTCGAGGATTCGTCGATCAAGTCGAAGGCGATGAGGTGGGTTTATCTGTTGACCGAGGGCAAGTGCGGCCCGCCGCTCAACGACATGCCTGCCTCAGTCACTGATCGCAACTGGAAGCCCGACAACGCCGGCACGATGCGTATGTGGCAGGAGCGTTTCGAGGGCGATCTGCTGTTCGCGTGGGCCTGCGACTTCGCCAAGAAGGTCGCCAAGCAGACCGGGCGGGTGACCGACAAGTCGACCTTGGCAGCGCTGGTCTACATCTACACGGCGTCCGGCGAGCGCGGCGTCAGCACGGTGCAGCGGACCAAGGACTTGGTCGAGTTTGGACAGTCGATGCAGGCGGCGATCACCAAGCGGGCGTATGCGCCGGGGGCCAAGCTGGTCAAGGAACTCACGTCAAGGCTCAGGGATGGCGACGGTCGGCTCCACGAGCACGTTCGCGTTGTCATGACGGCGCGCGCCATCGAGGCGCATCTCGCGCACAGCAAGCCCAAGTTCACCGGTATCGATTCCGACAGCGCCCTGCCCAAGCTGCCGAGGGTGGGCGACCAGCCGGTGCGTAGCGGAAATGCCAGCGCCAATGTAGACTGACGAGGTTGAGGGGGGACCAGCAGCGTGGCGACGCGCGCGCTGGTCAACTCAGCATTACGCCGTCGACCATCACCCCGGTCGACGGCGTATCTTTATCAGCAGAAGCCGTTGCGCGTGCCCATCTCGTCGATGGTCAGGCACTGGTAGCGCGGCTCGCCGTCGATGGCCAAGCCGAGATGCACCCAGTCCGAGAACTCCCATATGAGCTGGTCGATCTGGAGGAACTTGAGGTGAGGCGCGATGGCGTTGCAGACATCGAGCGGCGTGCCGTAGTTGGGCACCACGAAGTCGCAGGCAAGACCATACAGGTGGGCCGAGTTGGTCGCGCCTCCGACCTCGGCGTTGACCACGGGCGAGCGGTAACCCGACAGGATGGTGACCGGCTTGGCCCCCAGACCGGACCTGATCAGCTCCATGGTGATGGCGAGTCGTTCGAGGTTGTGGGTGATCTCCCACGTCGGGAAGTTGTTGTCGTCGATCTTGTTCGCGGTGTCGCTGAACAGGAACTCGGCCTGACTGAAGTGGCTGATGATCATGCGCGCTCCTAGGACGTGGCGATGGTGACGATGAAGAAGCCGACGATGATCACCCACACTGTACAGAGCGCCACCAACCACGGCAGCGGGATCGGTGCGGTGAGCAGCCACGTCACTCGATCTACGACAGGGAACTCGACGCGGGCCAGCAGCTCCTCGGCAGGACTGCGGGGCTTGGGGCTATCGGGCATGGCGCACCAGCGAGTCGTTGGTGCAGTCGGCGGCAATCTAGCACAGGTGTATAACGCTGTGGATCACGGGGGCGAAAGCAGATGACGACCGATGTGCTGGACTGGCTCAAGGCCGAGCGTGACCGTCGCGCCATGCTGCGCGACAAGGCGTTCCAGAGCGATGACTGGGCGGCCGGCAATCCGCACGACGACGCCTGCCGCAGGCTGTTCGAGGCGATTGTCGAGATCGAGCGCAGCCGGGGTATACTGGAGGTCATGAAGGACGTGCTGATGCGACGAGTCGTCGAAGGACACCGGGCTGATGGCAAACCGGACTGATGCGTGGCAGACCGTCGAGCGCGACCCCGAGATCGACGGCTGGAAGATCACGCTGTCGGGCTATCGCGGGTCGTTCTACGTCAAGGACCAGCACCTGCATGACTTGGGGCTCAGCTTGGACCAGTTCATGACGTGGCTGCGCGAGAAGAACCCGCACCGTAGCGTCTGGCTCGATTCTTGACGTATCCTGTCGATTGTGTCATGGTGAGGCATGACCAAGCACACCGAGAACCCCAACAAGCCCTTCATGGAGACCCCGACCGAGAAGCTGCCGCCGTTCCTGTGCGGCTGGGTGGCGGCGGCCCATCGCAACGGCTACCGCATCTACGGCGGCCATCGTTACCCGATTGCCAAGGTTTACGGCCCGCCCGAGAAGAACGACAAGGAGTTCCGCCACGACATCGAGCAGGCGGTCACCGCCATGGCCGCCGCACCCGAGCTGATGAGTGTCCTGACGCTCATGGTTGAGCAGGTGCAGGCTGGCTACCGACCTGACCTCGGATACGCCATGAGCCTGCTCAGCAAGATCAGGCAGGGCGGGGTCTACTATCTTGACGACTCGACCGAGTCGGGGGATAGCCCGATATAACAACATCGGGTATGTTGGCCCCCGTCCGGGCATAGACTGCCTCTGCCCGGCTGCGGGGAACGCATGGGCAGACTTACGCGCGCCAGTCCGGTGTTCGACGTCCTGCGGGAAGTCGAGCGCAAGTACGGCCAAGCACAGGCACGACGGCTGCAGCGCGCAGGTGACGAGGGCGTCAACCTAGACCTGTGGGACCCCAAGTCGCTCAGCGATGTGATGGGGTCGAGCAAGCTCTATAGCGGCTCGAAGATGCAGAACAGCGGCCTGCTGATGGCGATGCATCCGAGCGAGTTCGAGTCGTTCGCCCGGCCGATCATGCAGCCTGACGCGATCCCGTATAACCGCTGGCACGGCGGCGATCCCAACAATCCCCGGCCCGACCACTCTCTCGACGACTACCTCGCCGGCCTCACCAAGATGACCGGCAAGTACGGACTGCGCGAGCCCGGCCAGCTCTGGCTCAGGGAAGGCAACCCCAACATCGCTGGCGACAAGGCTTCGGTCGATGGCCACGAGGCACGTCACCGGATGCGCATGCTGGCCCGCATGAACGAGGGCAGGGCGCTGGTGAACATCCGGCCCGCGCGCGGCGGAGACCTCGTTGGCGAGCCCGACGAGGTCGTCGAACGACTCATCCGCACCTACTTCCCGCAAGGCACCGGCACCGAGTTCGTGCCCGAGCCTACCGGCTTCGCCGGAGGCGAGCGCGCAGCCCGAGAGTTCAACCAGCCTGCCTTCGGTGGCGGCGGCTACAACGACGTCGAGGATCGCTACTCGATCCCCAACAGCTCGTTCACCGCGCCGAGCGGCAGCAGCGATGGCGAGATGCCGACCGCCGAGTTCGGGCTTGGCCGGGGGCGGGGTTCGGCGGGGCTCAGGTACGATCCGACCCAGCAGGTGATCGAGGCCCTGCTGGGCTACAAGCATCCGCTGGGCAGTCGTGGCGCGACCGTGGGCGGCCAGTTCAACTACGACAAGTACATCGGCCCCGGCGGCAACGAGGCCAAGCCCAACTTGGGCGGCGCTCTGCGCCTCACCCTGCCGTTCGCCGAGGGCGGCGAGGTGCCCGGCTACAAGACCCGAGGCCGCGTCGAGGCGGTGAGAAATCTGGCCACGAGTCTGGGCGACGCCGTCGAGCAGGCCGACCGCAGGGTTCGCGCGCATACGCAGGCGACCGGCAACGAAGGCATGATGTTCGGCCACCTTGGCGCGGACTCGTTCGATAACAGCGAGCTGGCCAAGGGCACCAAGACCGGTGTGCTGATGCCGTCTTGGACGGATCGCTTTGTCTCTTCCAACAAAGAGCTGCCGTGGTTCGGCCTGCACAGTCATCCCAACGACTCGATCTCGCCGTCGATGGGCGACTACCAAGTGTGGGGCCGGAACTACGGCGACCCGATGGCGATGTTCGACGACAAGCATGGCAAGCCTTTCGGCAACATGCTGATCGCCAAGGAGCCCAAGGGCGGGCTGTTGCGCATCGGTGCACTCGACAGTGGCCGCGACACGCCGTCGGCACTCAAGTCAGCAGTGCTTCAAGCCAAGCGAACGATGAACAATAGCTTGGATTTTCCTGATCCGCTCGATCCGGTTCGCAGCAGTCATCTGGATTATCTGAGGTCGAACAAGCTGTTCGATCCCGGCATCCTCGACGACAAGCGCTGGGACCCGGTCTATTCGCCGACGCTGCGTGAGATGTCGGCCGGCAGTCTCCTGAACAACATCGCCGCGCGCGACGTGCCGGTGCAGCTCGACGCCTCGACCATGTTGACAGGCACCAATGCGCCACTGGCCGACGTGTGGAGCGAGCTGGCCAAGATCGCCGCCAAGAAGGGTGAGATGGCCGAGGGAGGCACCGTGCAGCACTTCAGTGGACGCGAGAAGCAGTTGGTCAAGGGTGTGGGGGCGCTTTCTCGAAAGGTCGAGGAGCGCATTGCGAAGCAGGCCAGCGAGGCGACACCGGTTCCAGTCACCACGCCCAAGACCAACGATCTCTATTCGATGATCAACCCGACGACTCCCGAGGTGCCGACCACGCCGCCGTCGCTGTCGTCGAACGTCAATGCGTTCAACAAGTTCATCAACCCGACACCCGACCCCAACGCCAACCCGTTCATCGCTGCCAACCGGTTCATTGCCAGCCCGACGCCGCAGACATGGGGACAGACAACCAGCTCGCCGACCGACTTGGCGTCGTTCATGCAAGGCCAGTCGTCTCACGATCCTGCACTGGCGTGGATGGTCAACAACCACATGGCGCAGAACCCGGTCACCACCGCGCCGGTAAGCGGTGCGCTTGGCCGCTTCTCCGCCCCGCAACTGCAGAGCCAGCAGGCGCGCGAGATCGTCGACAAGCTGACCCACGTCGCTAACGTCGGTGGCGTCGATAACTGGGAGCGACTCATTCACGCCGCCGACGAAGGCGGCAACCTCGCGCCCTACTCGGCGGATGCCTTGGCCAAGGCGGTCAGCAAGCCGATGAACCTGCTGACGGTGATGGACCCGGCGCGCTTCCAGAAGGACTTCGCCGCGCGCATCCCGCAGAGTGCGCTCGACGCCGACCCCTACCGCAACGCCGCCGAGTTCAATCGTCTTGGCAAGTACGGCAACCTTCAGGACGTGCTGGAGTACTACGCCAGCGTTGCCAAGAAGGGCCAGTGGTCCGATGTGCCCGAGCTGAAGTTCGGCTACCCCGAGCATGGTTTCCTGCCGCGCGGCATGACGCAGGATACGTTCCCGCACGTCAAGCAGCACGAGGGTCGTCATCGCTCGATGGCGCTCGATAAAGTCTTCGGCGCGCTGAAGGCGCTGCACGTCATTGGACCGAGTCGTGAGATGGAAGGCCAGATGACGCCGCACTTCCCGGCCGAGGAGCTGCGCGACAAGTTCAAGCGCATGATGGACCGGGTCAACAACAAGGTGATCCCCGAGACCGTCTGGTACGACTCGCCCGGACAGCGTCTTGATCTCACCGAGCAGACCCTGCCGGTGTTGCCGCCGCTGTTCGCCGAGGGCGGTGCGGTCCCCGGCTATCGCGCAGGCGGCGCGCTCCGCAACTACCGGGCGGGTGGCATCGGCGAAATCGGATTTGCGCCCGACAATAATGCTGCCGACCTGAGTGATCTCGGCTTCGCACCCGACAACAGCGGAGCCGATCTGGGAGACGCAGGCGCGCTGACGCAGGTTAACTGGACGCAGAAGGCGGCTGACGTGATGCGTCGTCGGGTTGCGCGTGCGCTCGAAGAGGAGAAACGACTCAACGTCAACACGACAGCCAAGAACCCCGTCTACCTGCCTCCTGACCCCAAGATTCAGACGGTGAGGGACGCCGAGCGTCTCGCCTTCCCCGGCATCTACAAATCACCCCAGCAGATCATTGAGGAGGCCAAGCTACGCTACGATGCGGGTGATGAGGAGGCGATGCGACGACTCTTCCACGTCGGTCGTCAAGACCTCGACGACATCTCGCAGGGGCGTGACTGGTCGCATTTGCTGTTGCAGCCGCACGCCTTCTATCCGCCGCCCGGCGCGACTGGCTCGAAGATTTCCGACAAGGTCCTGACCGACAGGAACATGAACCGCATCACCAACATCGCCGAGGAGGCGCTGGGTGATCCGCAGCTCAGGTTGACGCGCTCATGGTACGAGATGCAGCCGCTGTGGGATCAGATGACGCATCTCGGCACCGATCCCGCCTACCAGCGCATGTTCAACAAGCGCACTAGCCTGCATTCGGCAGGTGCGTCGCCGGTCTCGGAGTGGAACCGTGGCACCGGGGCCAACTGGCTGATCGAGCAGGGACGGCTCAAGGACTACATGGACTTCGCGGGTGTGCCCGAGCATCTGCGCGCGGGCATGCCCAACTTCCCGCCCGACATGATGGAGATACCGGGCCACGCCTACCATTCGACGGCGCACTCAAAGCCGCTGATCAATCTCGAAGCGACCGGCCAGCTGTGGACCGACCGGCACAAGGTGCCGACCTATGGACAGGCGACCGATCCGCTGATCGCCGATCCGCGCAGGCCTATTGCCGATGCCCATCTGGCACGCGGCGCAGGCTACTCCGACGTCAGGACCGGCGGCATCGACAACCTGTTCAAGGAGCTGACGACCTCGGAGTACGGCGACTTCGTGCCGTGGTGGGAGAAGGCCAGCGGCAAGGTCGACATGTGGCCGCGTGACATGCAGGCGATGATCTGGAACGCGCTCGGACCTCAGACAGGCGTGCGCATTATCGGCCCCGGCAAGCTGGAGATGCTGTCAGGTCAGATCATGAAGACAGCGCGACGACTCGGCGTCTCGCCCGAGACCGCGCGCGATCTCGTGCTGACCGGCAAGGCGGGTGCCTATCAGGAGGGCGGACAGGTGCATAATTTCGATGACGGAGGCCGGATGACGCTGACGCCAGAGCAGCGTCGCGTTCTTCGCGAGGCGCGTCTGGGCCAGAACAATCAACGACTCGATGCGCAGGCCGACAAGTCGCGCATGGTGGCCGGCATTCTGGGTGACATGGCGTCGGAGGGCATTGGTAACGAGTGGGATCGCTTCTCACACAACGCCAAGGGCAACCCGTTGATGTACGGCATCGACGCCTTCAATCGGGCGACGGCGGGTATGTCTGGTGGAGAGGCCCTCGAAGACACCGTCAACATGCTGAACCCCAACCCCAACCTGACGGCCGAGTACGGTCCTGTCGCCGCGCCCGCCGATCTGGCGGCCATTACGATGGGTACGGCGCTCACCCCGAGCAGGTTGCTGGGCAGCGGAATCAGGACAGCCATCAAGTCGATGGAGAAGAGAATACCGGGCGCACTCGCAAAACTGGCCATCACAGGCGGTGCGCCGACGGCGGCCAAAGTAGGCATGGATAACCTTGGATACGATTACGCCGGAGGCGGTGGTGTACAGAGTGGCAGCCAGTCCACCGGATCGACCAGTGACCTGCTGAACAACAATGCGCTGCTCGAATGGGTCAGGCGAATGATCCCCAACGCCGTCGACATCTACGGCAACACACCGTCCGATGGTGGCGCGATGCAGCCACGGCCCAAGCCGGTCGAGCTGCTCCAGTCGATGAACCGCAGTGCGCCCAGTGGCGGCGAGAGCGGCGGCGCGAGTGCCGCTGGCATTGGCAGCATGCTGGGCGGTCTGGGCAAGATCGCAGGCGCGTTCGGTGGTGCAGGTGGTGCTACTGCCGCTGGCTCCGGCATGACGTTCGCCCACGGCGGCTACGTCGAGCCGGAGGATCGTCACCAACGACTCGGCGCGCCGAC